CTGGGGTGGTGTTGACTTCTTTGTGTCTAGTGACTCTCCACGACTATCACCATTACCCGACAGCATTGATTAACCCACTACAAGAAGTAGCCCCCTGCCTAATCGGTGGGGGGCTTTTCTTCTGTCACTGGAGTCATTACACGCACCTTGTTGGCGTGTCGTGGGCACTTGTGTGTTGGTGGTGCCACTAACTTTACGCCGACCTCTACAAACTGATGACAGTCAGGGCATGTGTATCGCTCAAACTTCATTATCTAATACCTTCCAAGGACGCCATTGCGTCAGGAACTCTACAATCTCTATGCGATTCCACAAAGGGGTTGACGCAAGAGTCACGAATGGCTCTGGAAACTCAACCATCTTTCTCAGTGAGTGAATGCGTTGCTTACTCACACCGAGAACTGTGGCAACCTCTGAGGTGCCCAGTATGTCTGATATAAGTATGCGCTCGGTGCTCACTTATTAGAGTGTACTTTCTTTTTACTGTGGTTTTTCTTCCACACATCTGGGTGCAGGTATCGGTTGTTTTTAATGCACCCCCACCCAAAAAACCCAACTTTATTTTGGAACCACGGACGGTTATTGATCCTGTCCTCAACTGTCATGAACTTCTTCGTTGTTTGAAACCCAAAGACACTAATTCTGTTTGCAACAATGATCTGCTCATGTTTGGTTGCTTTGTCAGGTGTTGACGCAAACTGGCGACCACCGTAACTTTGCCATGTACCTACATAGATGCCAAGACCACCAGCCCATTGACCTTTGTCAGCCCATCCACGCCTTCCTGCGTCTGTCTCACACTGAGCAACTGCATCCCAGTATGCGATGGGCATTGTTTTCCTCTTACGCATCTGTGTCTGTAACTCTTCTGGCAACACGCTAAGACTCATCTCCCTGACTTTGTTTGTCAAGTCAGTGGGCACTGTTGTTGTTGTTGTTACAGATACCACCTCTTGTTCTACAGGTTCCGAAACCAAATGAACTGGGTTCATGGGCATGATAAGTGTGGCGATTAAACCTAGATGAGTAAACAGCAATGAAGCCTCCGATGTCGGTGGATATAACAAGAGACCCACACCAAGAGAGCAGGGGGGTGCTCAGGGGTAAAGCCTTGGTATGGGTCTCTGTATCAAGTCTATAGGGGTTTAGTAAAGAAGACCAAACCTAACTGCTGATATATCTTCCACTGGCTCATTCATGTACGGAATACACGACATGTTCAGTTTTACATTCTCCATTTGTTCATTGTGGTCGTTGGTGCATAGTTCGCAGTCACACCCTTGGCGATAGCGCACCCACGATCCATGAGCCTTCAGCAACGACTGTTTGTTGTCCTTGGCTCCTTGCCTGTCTTTGGGCGTTAGACCACCCCACATGCCCCAGCGTTCGTTCTGACCGTCTTCTAGGCACAGTTTCCACACAGGACAGTGCTTACAGACCTCTCGTGCTACGGCGTAATAGTGCTCTGGTGCCTCTGCCTCAACAGGTGGAAACCAAAACACATTGTTCCTCTTAAGGCATAGAGCCTCTCTACGCCATTCCGTATCCATTAAATCTCCAAATAGAAAGTGAGGTTGTGTAATGACACACTCCCCAGATAAGGTTGCTCCTATGGCAACTAACCCAACGACTGACCGTATTACGGAAGTCAACCCGTCCCTGTCCACCATCGTTTCTGAGCGCATCCGTATGAAGGATGAACTTGAGCAACTTACCGAGAGACTTAAATCTCTTGACTCCATCATCATTGCTGAGTTTCAATCTGCTGGTCTCACAAAGGTTGAGACCGAGATCGGCAAACTCAATCTTGTGCAGTCCAACACCGTTGCGTGGAATGAAGAAGTCCTTAAAGGACTCCTGAAGCCTGCTCAATGGAAACGCATTGTTGTTGAGAAGGTTGACAAAACACGACTTGAAGCAGAACTACTCGTTGGACGCATCAGCGAAGACGAAGTGGATGTCGCTAAGTCAATCAAGCAATCAAAGCCGTTCCTGCGCTGATTCAGCCCCACCACAGTCACAGAGGTACCCGTTGTCGCAGTAGAAGCAGGCGATGGGTACCTCTTGGCGATTAACGCAATCCCAGCCAAGACCTGTGTATCCCCCAAGGTCAGCCCAATGGTCTCTTTTTTCAGGAGACCACGAGATTCGTGCAATCTTTAACAAGTCCATCATGACTGCTATGTCATGTGGCATCAATACCAAATGACCTCGTGCCTCCATAGTGCGAGACAAGTATGTTTGCCACAGTGATGCTGTGGTCTTAAAGTCTTCCACAGGATCGCCGTAAGCATCGTTACGGTCACCATTAATAAGTTGAATTGCTTCTTCTAAAATAGAAGTTCTGTAGTTATCTGACACCGTTGCCTATTTCCATGAGTGTGTTGTTGTGTTCCATTTGCCAATACTCGTTGTGAGTCTTAATGATGTTCGCAAACTCAGGAAGTGTATTTACACGCCGACCTGCGTATTGAGCGTTCCATGGCTGTGTGTATAGGTACCCGTGGACACCAGCGTCCCGATACTCGTTGTATTGGAAGACATGGTCATCAATAGAAGCGCACTCATCTACTGCCAGTGCATTGATGATGTCTGCTTTCTGACCACTGAAATGAAGTGTGTCAGGAGTAAGTCTGTAGCGCTCCAGCCACTTAATGGTCTGGGCATAGGCTGTTGGAGAACGGTGTGTGATGATGTGGATACGAAGTCCCTGTTCACGCAATGCCTGCCAGCCAACCATTGTCTTTGGCAGTGGGGCAGAATCATTAAACAAGTCACGCTCGTAAGTCAAAATATCTAGGGTGTCATAAAACTGTTTGGCAGACAAGTTCCACTGCTCGTAAAACTCCCAATTAGTTGGTCTGGGAAACGCTGTTTGGAAATACTCAGAAAAATGTTTCTGAACAGTTGTAGCGAAGTCAAAGAGAACTCCATCAATATCTACAGCAACATCGGTAATCATTTGGCACCCTCGTGTTTGTTTAGAATGTTTGCTATATCGCAGGCTTCTGGATAACTGCGACAAGTAGCAATTCTGTCGTAAGAGGTTGACCCTATACGGTAAGAACGGGCAATAATCCATTCAGCATTACCCATATCAACAACGATGTAATCAACATAATCGTTTTCCATATGCGCTCCTTCTTGTTAGGCGCTCATTGTACGCCCTAAGTAGTACCTATGTCAACGAGTGTCGTCAGATAAATCAATAATGTCTGCGTACATGGCGTCAGCACCAGATTGGTCTAGACCACCGTTGGGAAGCATTCGTGCTTGGTCTCCAGCCTTGGCTCCAAACAGACGGGACAGCACGCCACTAGAGCCTCGTGCCTCAACTTCAAAGCGCACAAGATCTCTGTTGTCATTGATGCTCTTAAAGCGCTCAACTAGATTAAACAGACGGTCAATCTCACCAGAAAGTGTAGAGTCAAGACCCTGTCCTTCTAGTTCTTCTGCAAAGCGAGCAAACATCACACGACCTACTTGCATCTCTACAAGAGCACGCAGTGCAGACTGAAGTTGATCCTTTGTGCGAATCTCAATAGGCAAAGAAAACGCACACTCACTATTTTCTTGAAACTGAGGACAACGGCTTGCCAAGTAACAATGATTGCATTGGCGTAATGGGTTAGCGTTATAGCGAAGAACTGGTACCTGTTCAGGGTCAATTTCTATTGCATTTCCGTGCTCATCTGCTGTTTGAGTACCCATTGAAGTGATGGTGTCAATACCCATAATCGGGAGCAATGTTTTTTCGTTTGCGTGCCGTCTGTTGGGGGGGTTAGTAACAATGTTGGTACCCCTTGGTGCCACACTTGGGGTACTATCGCTATCACCCGAAATCATAATGATTTGGCTTTCTGAAGAGTCATCAAACTCTGTCTCGTCATCGTCATTCATAAGGTCATAGCCCCCAAAGTTTTTAGTTTCCCATGCTTTCCATGACTGGATAGCAAGGTGTGCGACTGCACCAACTTCATCGTTGATGACGCCATCGTAGTCCACACCTAAGCGCTGTATGTCTGCTCTGTGTCTCTTACGGGCAGTCTCTTTTTGTTGTGCTGGGTATCGGTGCAGGGCGTGACCATCCCACACCTGCGTTTCTCCGTAACGAACAGCGCTAGACCACGAACCCACCACTACGGACTCCCAGCCGACACGCTCAATGATGTCTGGCTTAGATGTAAGACCAATGAGGTTGGTTCCCCAACGCAAAGCAATCTGACCAATACGAGCCACATTGCGACCTGTGATCGCCTTGTCACTAATCGCTACACGACCATACTTCTGGCATAGCCATGTCAGTCTTTCTAGGTCAGAGCCGTCATTCCAGATGGGCACATACTTGTCGCCCATCCATGCCCCATCGTAGTCTGGGCGTCCAATCACATAAGTCAAATTATCAATGTGTTCACGAACAAAAGAGTCGTACCGAGATAGGTCTTCATCATTCTCTGATGTGTAGAGAATTATCTCATTACCCTGAAACACCGTTGCGAGATCAAGAACTTTGCGCTTAGGAATAGCGTAGTGGGTTAGGTTTATAGCAAACTTATCCACCCCTGCACTCAGGAGTAGTGAACGGTAAGAACCCTTCTCGGCTCCACCAAAAAATACTTTCAAATCTTGTCCTGTTTCTTAATGTGTGGACGAATAAGTGTCAGAGAGTCATCAAGATGAGTCAGCACAGCATCACCTTCATTTACAGGTATGTCCTTGTCTTGGATCGCTTTGCGCAATAAAGACTGCGTAATAACTAACGCTATACGAACCTGATTAATGAAAGGACGGCTTGCCACGAGGTACTCATTTCTCTGAAGAATTATCCCTCATATTGTAGGGCTTTCTCCAGATGGATGGAGAGTGTGACTCTTCAATCTCTAGACGGTGCTCGTCATCTTCGTACAAGCGAATGATATGCATACAAGGAGGCTCGCCGTTGGCTTCTTCTTCTATCCACTCTTCTTCTGACATGGGCAACCCATCGTGGACATAACATACAGGAGGTCCACACCATCCTTTTTCTAGCCCAATTTCCATCCAAGTGTCAAAATCAATTTCTTTCATAAAATCAATCATGCCAAACTCTTTCTGCTTTTGCAAGTGCTTGGGCATTAATTTCTTTAGAAAGTTCGTCCCATCCTTTGATGACTCTTCCGTCAGTCCACTCTGGTCGGGCAATTCTAGGGGAAGAGACAAGGAGGGATGCAATTCCTTCATGAAGGGTTTTAGCAATGGTGGATGGATCGTTGTCAACGAACCATTCAACTCGTCCATATCCTGCTTGGATACTACGAATACGCTCCAGTTTGGCATCGGCAGATGTTTCATAAGTTAAATCAATTGATCCTGCTCTGTAGCCTTCACGCTTTAGCCACTCCATAAGTATAGGTGTTTTGTTGTTCTCTATTCCTGTGGCAAGTACACATATGCGTCCTTCGTATGCAGAAAATAACATGTTCCATATTTTTTTACCTTCTATAAGTGGTTGTCGTGCTCCAAGTTCTTCGCCTTCTTGTGCAAGAACATCAAAGGTAATGACAACCATTACTTATACATACCCATTTGGATGCGTTCTTGTTCTGCAACCCATGAACCAACGGGGCAGTACATGCAGAGATATTGGCGCTTATTTGGTGGGACACCAATCTTGCGACCAATAGTTTTTTCCTCTGTGCACCAATCACCACAACCACCTTTAGGTCGGTCATGTTTGTTGAAGCATTTAAGAGCGTCTACTTTGAGTTCATCACGGAAGTCACGGATGTACACATCCATTTCTTTAAGTTCATTCTTAAGGACTGTTTCCATATCCAATTTAGATGCTGTTTCAGGATCAGTACGGAAAATAGATGCACGACAATTATCAGGGTCAGGTACTTGAGCATTATGGCGATTACAAAGTTCAATCAACTCTTGGTCGTACTCAGGAGGTCCGTCATAGGGACGCAGTTTCCACATCACACCGTGTGTTTTACACACGAGGATTCGGTCAAAGTCGGTTTCAGCCATTTGGTACTCCTTAGATAGTTACTAGGGAGCCTAGCACATATTTTTAATCAGAATTGACGGCTGTACTCGTCACCGTTAGGATTTCCCTTTGTCCTGTAACTAGACGAAGATGTAACCCACGCATGACGCCGTGCTTCCTGTTGAGAGTTTGTGCCTGCAAAATGTCCAACTAGTTTGTCATCCGAAAAAACTTGAGAAACACCAATATCGTCAAAATGTCGTATCGTAATATTTTGGTGTGGGTGTCCAACTCGCTCCAACGACCACGGATTTTTTGCCGTTGTGGGGTTTTCTTTTGGTGTTTTATTTGCACCAAACATAGTTACAGACCAGCGTCAGCGAGTGGGTGACGGTCAGTAAAAGAGTAAACCTCACCAG